AGAATCAGCTTTCCAATCACCTCTGCGACCTGCTTTGGCAATATTCTGCAACCTAGAAACGATAGCCGTGCTTTCGGCTTTGCGTACATTATCAGCAAACTGTCCATCTGCTTCCATCCATCTATTAAACGACATCTGACTAATCCCATTAGCTTCTGCTGCTATTTTTCTAGGATTGCCGTCACTTAACAGAACCAAGATTGCATCTCTAATCTCTGGTGTATCTTTCTTAAACATTTGCTTGTGTTGAATTACAGGTTGCAACTTTTCCTTTTTGGTTACAGCAACTTTCTCTTTAGTTGCAACTGCAACAACCTGCCTTGCAAGTCGTATATTCTTATTAGTTTCTAGCCACCCTTCCTTTAGTGATCTCTTTCTAATAGCTTCTCTTGATATATCGTAATCTTTAGATATGGATAATAAAGACTCGCCACCTTTAACTCTGCTCTCTATCTCATACCAATCTATGCCAGGCTTTGCTTGATTGTTTCTCATAATAAAAAACTGCCTATCTTACTGTTGCGATGTTGGTTAGGAAAAAGAACATTAAACAATAGGATATGCAGTATATAAAAAACATACCCATATTTTGTCTAGCTTGTCTAGTGGTCACACAAAATATTTTTTCATTCATTCTTTTTTTCCTTGTTATGTATAAATGTTTTACAAATCTCACAGATAAAACCAGGCCATTTCTTATCATCAAAATGATATGTAGCCCTGCAATTCTGACATTGTACTGACTTACTCATTCCTTAACTTCTCTATTAGTTCCATCAATATAACTGTCCATTTAAGTTTAGCTGTATCTTTGTTACATCCTAAAAACATAGCAATCTTTCTCCAACTAAACTTAGATGCTCTAGCCCATATTAGTTCTTTCTGCTGCTTATTAAGATACAACAACCACAATAGAGCCTGATCGCATCTATCAATCTGCTCACCACTAGGTTTAGGTCTTGATATGGTATAATCATTATAACCATAAGCCTGGTTAGGATCATTAGGATAATCTGGCCAATGCACCATCTTTTGCTTTCTTTGAACAGGTGGCATCCTGTTAAGTACATCAACCATTTCCTCGAACCTATCAGCTAAGTCTACAGCAGAATATTCAGCCATTATGTTACTCCAAATAAATGTAGGTATTGTGATGGACAATGATGTTTAAACTCTGGATCGGTTGGTGGTGGACAGTTCTTAAATATCCAATTACCTTTTCCTTTGTTGTAAGTATTTGCTCTGGCTTCCCATCTAGTCCTAACAGGATCGACTTGTGCAGCTACTTTGTTTTCTGTGGTTATATTTTTAAATATCTGAAATAGATAAGCACGAACATTACCTTTAGGTGCTTGTTGCAGTCCTCTTGCCAATACATTGAGTATCAACCTGTCTTTTTCTTCTTTAGCTTTATAACCTGCCTTAGTAGCCATAACAAACAACTGACCAACTATATCTTCTCCATCTTTATAAGTGGTATAACCTGCTAAAACATTCTTATAATACTGCCATTCATTAATGTTCGTTGGAGCATTTTTTTGCTCCTCGCCTTTAGTACTTTCTTTATTTAGTATCTTTAAGTACTTAGTAGTGTCCTTGTTTGCCGCTTCCGGTTCAGCCGCTTCCGGTTTAGCCGTTTCCGGTAAACAAGGAAATGGTGAATCGTAGACGTAGTATGTAAAACTGGCATACTGACCTTCTACTCGGTGTTCTTCTCTAACAATATATTGTTTTTTTATTAGCTGATTTATAATTCTATAGGCTTTGTCTTTACCAAAGTTAAATCTGTTTTGTATATTTGTTGGCTTAACGATCCAATTACTAGGCTTGGACAACAAATAAACCATAACTGCCAGGCAATCAGCATCAAGACCAATATCATTCAGCATATTGTTAGGAATAACAGTAAAGTTATCTTTCAAGGTTGATTTGTTTATAAACTGTTCAGTCATTGACCAACCTCAAAAAAGTTCTTTGTATTGGTTGCTCGACCCACTTAATTGTACCTTGAACACTATCAATTTTTCTTGCCATAAGTTCTGGACACTTGCCTTTATCTTTAAAATTGCGACAAACATTAGTGCTATCGACAGATGCAAAGGGCCATCTTTTGCCGACTTGTGATGTACCTCTAAGCATATGTATATGTGGCAAATACTTATGATGGTTAACTAATGCGTTAAAGGCTTCATCAACTCTATTGCTCCAACGATCTGATCCAACCTGCCAATAGTCACCAGAACTACCAAAACAGATCCTATGATAATCATCAGCTAACTCTAAGAGATAATCTATCGGACTATTTAAATGCCATACAGGAGCAGATAATTCATTAGGATAAGGCCAATCAAGCAATTCTTTTTTATTATCTTCTACTGACCCACCAATAACATCAGGTATGACAGCCCAATGTGGATGCCCTAATCGTTCTTCTAACCAATCATATAATTCAAACTTGTTTATAGGCTTACCAAGTGTATATGCAGAAAATGCTCCATTATCCCACATAATTGACTGACCTATTTGCATACATCTAGCAGCATCATCAGGTCTTGCAAAACTTACACAAAAGTTTTTACCACCCATTTTCATAAGTTCTGAAATAGGACTCAAAGGTGTACCATGATAAACAACAGTCATGCCCCTGCTTCCTTTCTTGTTTTACAGGCTAGACAACTATTACAGGGTTGCTCTTTGCCCTCATAACAACTGTAAGTTTTAGATAAATCTATCTTATGTTTATTTGCTAAATTAACGACTTCAGTTTTAGTCATATGAATTAATGGTGTTGATATCGACACAGGATATTCAGCAGATGCAAATGACTTTCTTAAATGGTTGTAAAAATCTGGTCGGCAATCAGGAAATCTATCCCAATCAGACCAATTACTACCCATATAAACAGTTGTTGCACCGATAGAACTAGCATAACTAGCACCTAAACAAGCTATTGTGGCATTGCGACAATTAAAGACAACATCATTGCTTTTAGTTATCAAAGGGATTGATATTACTTCAAAAGGTAAACCAAAGTTATCAGCTATCTTTTCTGCATAATTAAGTTCAATTTTATGTGGTTGTCCATAATCAATACCAACACAAGCAATGGGATTATTAGCTATATGCAAACACACACAACTATCAATCCCACCACTAAGCATGACTACACTAGATCGTCTTTGCATCTCGCTTACCTAACCAATACCAAATAGCTACAGCAGCAATCATTTTGCTAAGAAACATTGCCATTGTGCCAATAATTGTGAAATGATTTATAATTAATAAAAATACTGCTGAATCTATAGGTGTAGATAGTAAACTAGATATTAATATTCTTTCTCTTAATGACTTTTTGCTCCAGGTGTAATAAGCCCAATCAACTAACTCACTTACTACAAAAGCTACAACTGAAGCCAATGCAACAAAAGGACTTGCCATGACATAGCTAAGAACACCACCTATTGCCATTGCCCCTAATACTTTGTGACCTATTTCTCTTTGTGCGTAGTCACGCAGAATAAAAACTAATCCAACTACAAGTGCCATAGGTGGATATTTTTCTTCTGATCCAAGCCAGGTCATTTTTATTAATGGCACATATTCAAAGCCAACATTGACTAAAACCATCGTGATTATATATAAAATTGTAAATTTAATTGCTTCCATTTTCTTCTCCTTCACTTACCCTTATCGCTAATAATATCTCTGCTGCCACCTGTGGCACTATGCTATTGCCTAAAGCCTTTAACTTTTTGGCTCGGTCTTTTTCTCCTGTTGTAACTCTTGGGATATGTTCTGGTTCTCTGTCGAAATGTCTAAGTAGCCCTGTGGATAGCCCATCAGCCACGTCACCCATTTTGCTGACAACTGTTTCTGTTCTTTCTTTTGGTTGCTCACGAATTGTACTTGTGTGTCCAAAGTATTGTTGTTCGGTTTGCCGTCTTTGTACCTGCCCCCTATGTAGCCCCCTTTGTGATCCCTTGCTGCTGGTGTTGGCCAAAGTTTCTTCTCCTCTGTGTGATTGACTGCATCCCTCAACTTCACTCCCCACTTCTCGCCCTTTTCGTTCTGTCGAAAGAACCTGCCGTTTGCAGTCTGAACATCCTTTGCAACTCCCCCCTCTACATCTGATG